TTCTAGAATTATCAAATTCTGTGCCGTCTTTAAGTTTACCGATATAATGTACTTTTACTTTATCTCCTGTTTTTAATTTAGTCATTTTCTTTTTCTATTTTTAAGTCGAAATCACCACCTACGCCTAATTGCTCAGACCAAAATGTAGCGTTTTCTTGTTTATAATTATCTATTGATTTCTTTTCTTCACTAGCTTCTCTACCAGCTATAAAACCATGTGGTGTAATAAGTATTTTGCCGTCTTCATAACCTAATCCATTAACATGATTTTTCATAATTGTTATTTTAGTTCTGGTAGCGAACTTCACTTTTCTTTTTTCTTTCACCGCTGAAATATTTGTGGTTCCCGCATTTTTTTGGTTACCAAATCTAAAGACCAATGTAGAGTTTAACCATAGTGATTCACCTCCTTTAGCTTTAATTTTTGGTTGTCCAAATGGGTTGTCAGGTAATTCTACCCATGGTTGGTTTACAACTACTAATGTATTAGTGTATTTGGAGTCTTGTCTTCTCGATTTCCCGATTCGTTGATTTAATCCCATACCAATTTTGTCCGCTAGTGTAGCTGCATTATGCATTTTACCACCTTTACCGTCAAAAGTCATTTTACAAGGCACAGAACCAACTGAATCCCATAAGAATAATAAATCATATTCTAACTCTCCTTTATCTTGTGCATCAAGTAAAGTATTAATATAATCAGTAATTTCTTCAATATACTGAAAATCATTATTAAATAAGAAAAAACCATCCCAGTCTACTTCACCGGTAGTTTTATCTACAACTTCCTCACAATCAAAACCTAAAAGTTTAGCGTGTTCAAACCCCCATTTTTGTTCAGTAATAATTAATACGGGAAGTACTCCTTTTTTTTGAGCGTCTACCGCTGCTTTAATTAATGCTGTTGTTTTACCTGTATCGGAATGACCTAAAAACATTTGTAAATGCCCCATAGCTGGTCCTGGTAATCCGGTAGCATCAAGAAAGGCTTTACCTAAATCAAAAAATCTTTCTTGTTTAAATTTAGCCTTTTTTGAAAACTTATTTTTCAAATCTGCAAATGTCCTTTTTTTCAATGCCATAGTATTCTAATTAAAATGGTAGGTCTTCGTCCTGTGGGTCGTTTGCTTGTGGGTCTTTTTGTTCACCAATAGTAGTGGTGGTAGTTTCTTTCTTACCACTATTCGGGTCATCATAAACATATTTCTTTAGTTCAGAATCCCAAACTGGGTCTAACCCTTTAGAAATTGCTTCTAGATACTCTACCGGTTTTTGTGAATAAACATCTTTCCAAGTTCTTTCGTCTTCAGTCCACTCTTTGGTTTTGGTTTCATCTTCGGATAATTTTCCTGGGTCTTCATACATGACAGAAGAAACTGTAGTGTATTCTCCTCTTCCACCTGGTAATGGTACTGTTTGAAGGATTAGAATTAAGTCTCTTCCTTCGTTAATGTCAGTTACATCTCCTTTATTTCTCCAGATTGGAATTATTTTGTCAATTGGTCCGTCTCCTTTCCAGTTATGTTTAAATCTCCAAAATTTTACTCCGTCTTCTTCATTATCTCTATCAATAACTTTTACAATATAAAATTTTTGTGAACGATAAGAACGTGCTAATTCTTTAGATTGTGCATCCCCAGCTAACCTTAAAGCTTCTTCTACTTCATTTAAAGGACTTCTTTCTCCTGTTGGTTTTCCTGCGGAATCTTTACCTGGGTCATAAATTTTCATCCACCTACCTTGTACTTGTGTGTTGTGAAAAAACACTTCTTTAAAAGGTGAACTACCATCTTGTGTTGGTACGATTCTAATTCTTTTTTCTCCTGATTTTGTTCCTTTTGGTAACATGATAGAAAGATATTGTTTCATTCTTTCTTCTGATGTCATTTGTGGTTTTGTGGAACCACCACTTTGTTTGTTTTTTTCGTATTGTGCTAATACAGCGTCTAAACTATTACTCATAAATTTTTTTTTTAATCATTAATTAATTAATATCTATGTAAATATATGAATATTGTGGGGGGATGTCAAACGAAGTTTAAATTAATTTTATTATTCTTCTTCGTCATTAAAACTTTTTTGAATATCGGAGTCACTGTAATTCTCCGCTTCATCTTTGGTTAAAATGTATTGTTTTTTTCCTGTTTTGTCAAAAACTTCTTCTTTATCTGTAAAGAAGTCACTTAATGTTTTGTGGTAAGGACCACTATCATGTTTTCTTAATCCTATTTTTTCTTCTGGGGTTCTTGGTCTATACTCTTCTATCTTCTTTTCTAAGCTACTAATTTTATCAACCATATCATCCATGGAAACTAAATGAGTTTCTAGGTCGGATAACTTAGTCATTAAATCGTCTAAGCTTTGGGTGTTTTTAGAAAGAATATCTTTTTGGTCCGATAACTCAGTATTTACTTCGTCTTGTTTACTTACTAGGTCGGTAACGTCTAATTCTGTAGTGTCTTCTGCTTCATCTGTTATTTCAGAATCTATTTCGGTATCTATTCCTCCTTCTAACTCTCCTTCTAACTCTCCTTCTAATTCTTCCTCACCACCTTCTATTTCTTCTTCACCTCCTTCTAATTCTTCTTCACCTCCTTCTATTTCTTCAGCTGCAGCATTAGGGTCTAATTCTTGTTCACCTAATTCCTTCGCTCTATTTAATAATCTTTCAACATGACTACCCATGCCTAAATTACCAACACCACCAATCATTTGTTCATCCAAATTGTCAGTATTGTGTTTAATTTGTTTAAATCTATTTAATTCTTCTATTAACTTTTTTTCTAATTCTTTAGCCATTTAATAATTGTTTTACTTGTCCTGAAGGTGACTCTACTTTTATCTTTCTATTTATTCTAACACTATTATCTACTCTTTCTATTAAACCGTCTCTACTTCTAATAGTATAACATTCACCAGTATCTAAATCACATACTTGTTCACCGTCAGCATTAGAACCATTTTCTACTATATTATCTGTTTTTTTTCCTAAAAAATTACCTAATTTTTGTTTTAAATTTTCTGAAATCATAAGTCTGTTTCTATATAAATATCATTAAAACTAATAAGAGTCAAGAATTTAAGATGTAATAACTTAACAAGCTATTATTGCCCGTTTACTTCTTTATTGATGCCCGGAATAAAAGCTGCTGGATTTAAATAATGTTCCACCACCTTACCATTTTTCATAACTCCTCTAATTAACTCCACATGTAGGTGTATTTCTTTAGAAAGTCCACTATTTCCCATTATACCAATACTCTTACCTTTAGGACCGCATTCGGATTTTTTAATGGCGTTATCCTTACTATAATTTATATTTCTTAAATATGCATACCTCGCAATATAATAAGCTGTGTCATCTTCATCCGGTTTGTTAGAGATAATTAATTTGGTTTCTATAAAATTACCAAGTTCACCACAACCATCTGTTGTTTGTAAATTAGCACAACCATCTAATGCATTAGTGACAGTACCATTTATCATAGGATAGATAGGGATTCCATCATCACTTATACTTTTTTCATAAGCTTTAGCTCCTGGAATGATGTCTATTCCTAGATGTGTTTTTTCTGGGTCAGAATCCATTAAATAGTAATGAACATCTATTCCACTACCTATAATATCATAAAATGTCACACCATCCGCATTGACAAATGGACTAGAGGTTGTGGATAGTAAATCTACATATTTAGTGCTGGTTGGTGATTTTTTCATTTGTGAGGGTGTTGCACTTCTAGGGTCCGCGTAAAGGTCTTGGGGTAATTGTTTTAATCGACTTTCCGCTGCTTTATATAAATTACTATCTACTCTCTGAACCAAATCTTCTATATTGGGTAGTTCTGCTAATGGTTGTCTGACACCTTCAAAAGTTGTTTCTATACTATTAGGTCTTATATTATGAGATACATTTACAATAAAGTATGGTCCATTAAACATTGGTAGGTAATTTAACTGAAAATACTGTGTTGGTTGAATGGCGACATTCCCCATACATGTTATTGTAGCGGTATAACTTCTACTAGCATAAACATTAAATAAGGATAGGGATGCCATTGATGTGGCTCCACCACCACCAGAATCCGCCATTTCTTGTAGAATTTGGTAACTCTCTGAGGTGTTCTGATATTGATTTTGGTCTAACTGCACAGACTCAAAAATATTTTGATTCTTTAGTCCGAAATCGACATTAAACGCAACCACCTTATTAGCTAATTCTTTATTAGGGGTCTCAGCCGCGATTAATGGGTTGTTGGTTTCGGTACGAATATTAAGAGCGTCATTAAAAAATCCATTATTTTCTGTTTTACTATCTAACTGTTCTGATGAATTACCTACATATTGACATAAAAATACTGGTCCTGATTTTAATGTATCTACTTCTCTAAATGTACCAAATAAGGCATTTCCTTGACGTTGTGTTACATCGTTCTCTATGTTAAAGAAATTAATATAGGATGGGAGGGGTACATAATTAAAATAATTATCTTTCAATATCATACTTATATACCCGTCTATACTTTGGGTTAGTGTTTTAGAGCTGCCCGCTTCAAATGGTGAGTCTAATTTTATTAGATTCCATATATTAACTATCGCTTCATTACCAATGTCTCTATTAGCGGTATCTAAAAATAAGAACTTCTCAAATAGAGTATTATCTCCTAAGGATAACGAGGATATCCATCTGTCATTCAATGTTTTAAAACTTCTATATAGTTCTAATTTTAAAGGTTCAGATTTTACTTTAGTTCTTTCGTCCGTTATAGGTTCGTCAGTTTGATTGTCTTGCTTCGCATTATTATGTATGTTTTCTTGTACTTTTTTAACTAAATTATTAACATACTTTACTTGGTCATTTTCTAAAAGTGTTAGTTTACCAACTAATTTAGCTATAAATTCCGCTCCACTCAACAGTGTTACATTACTAACACAGTAAGCCGCGTATAATCGGATGACTGGTGCGAAATCTTTTACGTTAGTACTATTAAATGTTATTCCATTGCCTAGGGGTCCTCGTGCTGTCTGAAAGAATGAAAACATTGGATTTGAATCATTAAGATTAGTTAAGATATTAAATTGTGTGGAATTAGATTCGTTATAGTAGTGACCCACTTCTAATAGCATATCTTGTGCTACCACAGGTAACGGTGAACCAAACCCAGCTGGAGCAACTGGAATGCCTACTGTACTGGACGAATAAATACCAAAATCATAACTAGAAGCGAAACTATTTAGAAGCCCACTGGAATTTTGATTCTGATAATGTAATGCCATTACTTTTTGTATAGTACTACTATTATTAGTTATCGTATTTAACTTAGTTGTGTTGGTGTGTTCATATTTTATTTCTTGATTTAAGAAATTTTGGGTTACCTTTAGGAATTTTAAAAATTGAGCTCGTGCTAATTTCCTAGGTATTCTATCTGTGGCTTCATCAAAATTAGATTCTTTTAACCAAGTATCTTCTATCACTACAAATTCTTTTATTATATTTTTCATTGTTCCACTGTTGAACTCCATTTCTGGTTCTAAACTAGAAAATTGTAAAAACATATCTTCAAATATATCTAGTTCGTCTTTACCGAATACACCTCTTAGCTCTTGTATTGTAGAATAGTTTGCGTCTCCATTTAGTGACCATGCACTTTGCTTGTCAGATTCTGGATTTATTTTCTTCAAATATTCAATTGCTGTTGGGAATGTTTGATTCTCAAAATGGCCATAATTAGAAATGTCCCATATCAATCTACAGGCTCCATTATGTATTGGTTGTGTATTACCAGCGTTAAGAGGTGTAGCTCCAGCAAATAAAGTATTTGTGTTATAGAGACTCGCATCAGTACGTCTTAATCCACCAGATGAAGGATATAGAATATAATATTTAGATGGTTCTACGGTATCATTAAATTTAACTCCCATGCCAGGAGCAATAGTGCTTGAGTCTGCGTATACATCATAAAATTTAACTTTAGTATTGTCCCCTGATGTAAAAGCTAGAACATTATTTTCTTCTATAGTTAATGGTATACTTGATGATAGGGTATTTAATACTTGCCCTCCTCCCATATTAAAATAGTTATTAGAGCTAGTTGTTATATAATTTATTGCGTCAACAATTAAGGGGTATACTCCCACCTGTAAAAAATTACCAACCCCCGCTACTGATTTCTGTGTTTGGTAGTTATATGGGTTACCGGCCAGAGTTACATTATATGTTGTGGTTAAATTATTAGTTACATTATCATATATATTCCTGGTTCCTGTTGCTCCTGGTATTGTACTTACTTTACCCAAATTCCACCATATATCAGATAGTGGGTCAAATCCGGTCCTAACCCTTTTCTTGTACCTCCACCAAATTGACCCTACTTTTAATAACAGTGTTATTGGAACCGTATGTAAAGCAGGCATTTGATTAAATAATTGGGAGATGTAATCCCCAAAAGATTGTTCATTTACTAATAAAGCTTTTTCTCTAAATGTTGGTAGTGGTAATGAATTTAAAAATAGGTACGCAGCACTGGCATATGGACTTTTATTGGTTGGTGAATTTCTTTCGTAATCTACCCCTTGTAAAATCGCGTTTATAAAATAAGGAGTGTTGAGTAATGAGGTTAATTTTACATCAAGAGTATCAGCTACATATATTAGTCCGTTAACCCCAGCAGTAGTGGCTGTTGGAAATAACTCTCCTTCTGTTACTATAGGTTTGAGAGCGGCTTCTTTATAGAACTTATTTACCTTGTGAATATTATTTAGACCGGTGTAGTTTCTATTATTTTTTGCTTGTACATTGTAATCGTGAGATTCCACGTCATTAGCGTAAACAAAATCTGTAAAATACTTAGTTTCTTCTTTTTCTGTTAATACATTTGTATATTGAATATCATACTCTAAATTTTGTACTATATTATGAAATTCAGGTGAGGTTCCTCCCATGGTATTGGTTCCCGCATAATTATTTGTCAACCAACTACCTCTTATTGTGGGTATTAAATCAAAAAAACTATCAACTTTATTATTTTCAATACATTTAAAACTTTCTGTAAAGTCTCTTCCTTTAACGGTGTATGGTTGAGGTTCTATTAATAATCTGGATGGTCTACCTGTATCGGGAGTAACGGTTCCGAAAAAAGCATATATCAACCATCTATCGGGGTCACTTTGGGATAGAATTGACATTATGGACTCATATCCATTGTCGGTGGTTTTTCCAGAGACACCGGTACCTAAATCTTTAAATACATTTTTAGCCGATGGTGAACCTTTAATACTATCATATAAGTTACTAGCGTCATAGGTGGATATTTCGTCGATTGCTGGTTGTGTTTGTATACTGGACCCCATATATCTAGTCTTTACACTCCCTAAAGCAATAAATTCAAATGCTCTATCTAGTATTTCAAACCAAACGTCAACATCGTCTAATGAACTATATGGTGTAATTTCTGGTGGCCAATCTTTAACATCTATAGGTGTAAATGATTTATTCACCCCAGCGTTACCTACTGGTGGTTGGAATTTGGTGTATTTATAATTTGCTGTCTTACAATATTCTTCTACAAAGTCTACTTCAGGCCATATTATTTTATCTTTTGCTCCTGTTATATCAATAATATCTTTATCTCCCGGATATGTTAATTCGTATTTAGTTTCACCATTTTCTGTTTGTTTACTTATATAATATTTGGGCCATGGGTAGACATTTCCTAGTGTGGGTACTGACCCAACCTTTGTATCTGCGTCTGGACTTACATCGTTAGACCCTTTAGCTGCGTCTATTCTCTTTTCGTTATTACTTACGTCCATAGCTTCTGTATGTACTGTATCTAACATCCTTAAGAAAGTGTCCGCTCCCCCTAATATAATAGCAAAAACATTTCTAATTGTTGGTTTAAACCCTATAACATCTTTTAACCTTGTATTTAATACTTCACTTACATCTGATGACATAATTTCAGCTTGTGTTTCAAATTTCCTGTCTGTTTCTCTCCATACAGCTAAAAATTTACCGCTTTCATACGCACCGTCAAAACAAAACCATGGTTCGAATTCTGGTTTTAACGTGGTAGTTATAGTCCCCATTTTAACCGTTCCTTTTATTTTAGATTTTTTGTAAATACTAAATCCCTCTTTTAAAAGTAAACTTGTGACAGAATATTTACCTTTTTGTTCTGGTGGTACTTGGGCGTTTGGGCCGAATGTTGGGTTACTAATTAATAACCTAGTATACTTACTTACGATAGCCTCTAAAGCTGTTTGAGCTTTTTCCTCTAATTCTTTTAAAGCGTTTGGGTTTGAGTTGTCTGCGACTGACGCGTTTGCTGTAGTTGCTCCTTTTAGAGGCCACACACTAACTGAAGCAGTTTTTCCAGATGTAGAATTCTTATCATCAACTTGTACTTTTATAGTTTTACGTTCCCCTTCGTCTAAATAAGTTTCTGACCATCCATCAGTTCCCAATACTGCTTTCTTAAAACCTGTTAGTGCCGCTTTAAATTCTAATTTATCTGTAGTTAATGATAAGTTAGCTTTACCAAATACTTGTGACATATCATTGTCAATTCCTTTGATTTTTTCAACTAATTCTAGTATTGTATAGTCTGGAAAATCATCAGCGATTAGTCCTTTCTTTCTGTATATATTAAAAACTTCAGTAGTTATTTGTCTTCCTTTTGTGGATGTTACCTCACCAGTTGTCGCGTCTACTCTATTTGGGAACATATAAGGAGCTGTCATCGCTTGATGCATATTAATATCCCTTAATAAGGCTACATGATTTCCTATAAATTGACATGTAACTAAGTAGTCACCACTACTAGGGTCAAATCTAGACACAAAACTTTCTAGCATTAATTGGAATTTTACGGCTTTACCGTAATATCCCTTTAATGTTAAGAAGAATATAGGGTAGGGCAAATGAAAAAACGCGGTATAGGGTGTGTTTGTTTTTGATTGTTCAAATAGAGTTTTTCCTCTGACATCCGTAAAATTTATAGTGACTGTAGGTCTATAAGAAGCATTAATCTTTATATCTATAGACGTAATTCCAAATCCTTGGAAATCTGATTGGTTCTCAATTCTTCTACTTATTCCATCACCTTTTCCGGGACCAACTACTTGTTTGTTCATCTCGGTATTTGTGAATGCGTCTGTCCAATCAGAGTCCATAGAATCTTTGCCTTCTGGTTTTAAAAAATTTAATGTCCCTTTAAAAATCTCAACATCAACTTCCGAGTCATTACCTTGACCAACAATAACTTTACTCCTAGGAGAAATTTTTGCAGTTAAATTAGCGTACATAACTAAATCTTCATGGTTTACTAATCTCTCAGCAACTCTAGATGTAGCTGGGTCAATAACAAAGTTTGGGTCCACAATCATTACATTGTTACCCACCTGATATGTTAGAATGTCTCCGGAATTTAAATTATTTGCCATAATAGAGGAAGTGCTTATCTAATTTTGTTTTATACTCCTCTAGTGACTCCATTAATGGAAATGGTACTATTATTAGTGTATCATCAGGGATATTCCACTCTTGACCTCCATATGATGGGTTTGCTAACATTATTAACCACCCATAGTATGGGGTGTCATAAAATTGTTGTGATAATTTATCTAATCTACTTTTACCTATTTTATAAACTATTTTTCTATCACTTACCTTAGGAGTTAGCTTTATGTTTGGTACCATTATGTAATCTCCGTTTACTACAAATTCATTATATCTATTATAATATGCCATATTTTTAACTAATATAAAGTTGTTGCATCAATTTATAATTAAATGTAGTGTCTGCCATTCCACTATTTCTACTTACCAACCTACTTCTAACTAAATTTTGTGCTGTGTTTCCACTGTTTATTACATAACCTACTTTGTAGTCTGTATAATAATTGTTAAGTCTATTATTTAGTATTTCATACCCTTTTAATAATCCTTCTTTTATTCTATTGTTATATAAACCACAATCGTAGTCTAACCAACTCTTTAAAATTACATTTATCTTAGGTTTAAATTCTAAAGTTGTGCCGTACCTTAAACCGTTTATACCTTTTTTGTCTACTTTAAATAGATTATTATATAAATCACTTTGTCTATTACGTGTTAAAATATCTAACTCTTTTGTATAATTCTTATCAAAAATAAATGTTTTACTATCCTTTGTACACATCCTACTATTAAAGAATAAATATTCATTTCCTAATGTATAGGTCTTTGCAAAATTATTATTTATGTAAGTTTGTATAAAAGAATTAACATAACTATTGCTAGTGTTATAACTGGTTGACAATAGAGTTAATGCTGTGGTCCCTGTTAACTGAAAGGCAACTACTCTACCTCCTCCCGCATTTATATATTGACCGTCATAACTATCATTAGTTATAAAATTAAGAATGTCTATAACATTACTTAAATCTTTTTGTAAGTTTCGATAACTATTAATATCCCCCATTACTTTATCTATTATGTTATTAAATTGGTCTTCTAGTGTTTGGGATAATAAATTTTGGATATAGTCTTTTTCTTCTTCTGTAGGATTACATTCATTTAACTTAGTTTGAATTGTGGTTGTCTCTGCACTAATATTACTTTTTAATGTGGTGTAGTAACTTGAAATTCTATCGATTATATCTCTAGGTATACCCACTAAATTTCCACCACTTAATGTTCCTAATGTACCGTATGAAAAATTTCTTGTATACATAAATTCTTCTACCAGTCCCATACTGTGTTGGGTGTACATATCCTCTGTTCGTTTTTTAACATCAGTGGTATAGCTATTTGCTCTGTCTACAAATAAATTTAATGTGTTTTTATAATTTAATTCTTGTGCCATACTTTATTTATCCTGTTGAGTTATTCCAAAATTGCCAAAACGGTGTGTCTTGTTCTCCTGATGGGGTTCCACCCTCTTGTTGTTTGGCCAATTCTTCTGCGGCTTTAGCGGCTGCATCTTCTGCTGCTGCTTTTTCCGCCTCTAAAGTGGTTATTACTTCTTGTTCATTATCCATCAATTTAGTACCTTCAGTCTGGAATGCTCTATTATCATACATTTCTGTATTACCAAAATAGTTAAATGATAATGCATTTTGTAGTCTAGATACTGGTTCTTTAAGTCCTTGACCACCAATAAATTTAAAGTTCATACTAACTCCCGCTATCATAGGCTGTAATCCTATTCCTTCAGGATTCATATCTAATACTAATGGGTCGTAACTAAAACTAACCGAATCTATAGCTATCTTGGTATGATAAAAATCACCTATTCTTAGAACACATATAGGTGGTGCCCCAAATGCTGTGTTATCCGCGTCCACTATTTTCTTACCATCTTCTGTTACTGTTGGTATGGTATTACCTGGTCTAGTACATTGTAGCAAAAATGTTAGTCGAGTGTTCAGTCCTTCTGGTGTTGTTGAATGAAAAGATGGGTGGAAATTTTGTAACTCTCTTTTTAATGCGTTATATACAAATTCGTCTTCCTCTTTCAACGCGTTAAAATAATTTTCTTCACCTAGTAGTCTTGCTAAAATTTTAGTTGTGTCTAGATGTTTTGTTGGTGTCTCACTTGCCTTAGAATTTTGAATTGCTTGTTCGTCCTCTGACAGGTTTTCTTGTGGGTTGTCAGCCCAAAAATTACTGGTACTTAAGGTACTATTATCAGGTAAATCGTTAGTCTCTGTATTCCCGGTACTTGTTATACCTTCCTCATTCAAATCAATTGTAGTGGAACTCCCATCTGTATTTTCTCCTAGATTAATAGTTGTTGAACCTCCGTCTTGGTCTACTGGGTTGGGTGGTGTAATATTAGCATTGTCATTTACTGTTTGTGATGCATCTGCATTGTATTGGTCGGTAACATCATTTTGTGCTGTTATTAAATCATCTAAAGAAACATTAGGAAATTTACTTGCAAGTTCATATATATCATACTCTTTACATCCAGCAAAAAATGAATGTAGTACCTCGTCCGCTCTTGTATCTGGTACATTTTTTAATGTATTTTGTGCAATTTCATTTAAAATCGATGGATGGTCTACCACCATTTTCCAACTTAAGGTACCAATTCTTTCAGTGTAATTATAGGTATAAACTGGTTCTGGTCTGCCTAAGAAGTTTACCGAGTTCCATTGAGCTGAATTGGTATCACCTACTTGGATATCGTAAGGTGGGAACCACATTATCCTTCCTCCATTTGGTCCTCTTTCTGATAAAGGTAATTTTAATAGTTCAGATGTTCCTCTCCAAGCAAGATTTTCAATAGAAAACATATATTTTTTTACATTTTTCTGGTCTACATTAGTATCTACGTTTTCTCCCATTACTGGAGCTATATTTAAATTATAAGTGTTAGTTAAAACCGAATGTGTTTTTCCTAAATGATTACCTTTATGTCTAATCATATTTTTGTACTTATAATATGGATTGTCTTTAGTCCACGTCCTACAAAATTCATTTACTTGTGTACCACCTAACCACCCTTCAGATACATTTCTTGCTCCAGAACCTTTAGATATGTTCTTGTACCCGTCATTGAATACTTTAGATGTTTGGTCGATTGCGTGACCTGCGTGTTTTCTTTTTGCTCCACCCATTAATGGTGCTGAATCAATTAATTTTTGTGTTTGGTCTAATAACCCACCCTTTCTTTTTGGTTTTGTATGGGACCTACTTAATAATAATCCGGGTGGTGCGTTTAATGAAGCAAACGATGTGGTCCCAAACCAAGTCCACCCACCGTCTAAATTACCACCATCACCATATGCTTCACCAGACATTCCAAATTTATAAAATTGCCATAATGAAGTTCCGTTAACTGTTTCTAATTCTTTTGCTAATGTAGAAGGACCATAAACTAATGCACCTACATTTCTACCAAACTCATCTTGTGGTACTGCTCCTATAGGACTTTGTAACATAGTTGGTTCTGCATTTTTGGAGCCGACATAATAATAAGGTTTCACCGCTTCAAGACCCATAGGTAATTGTACTCTACTATAGTCAGGTCTAAATATATTAAATTTTAAATTTTCAAATAAGGCAGATTGTTGTTTTTCACCCATATGTTCTATAAAAGAATCACTTGGTGAAGGATACGCAATTAATGTTTTAGGTATGGCGTCACCACCAGTTATTTCACTTATAAGAGCACTAGCTGTAGCTTGGAAGTCTACCTCTGTTTCACTACCTTTACTTATCCCGTTTGCTACTAACCCGTTTATATTAGGTACAAAAACATCATTGAAGTAACTCCCTGGTAATGTAGATTCTCCATAATATAAATTACTTATTCTTGCCATAAAATCTGTTCCGTCTAATTCTTTTTTTCCGGGAGATGTGCTAATATCATACATCCAATTACCTTGTGTTCCGTCAGTTGTTTGTTTTAAATATTGTGTTTGTAGGTCGCCTAAATTTCTTCTTAACCAACCGCTAGATGCATTCATTAACGCACTATCATCTAAAATTTTAGAATTCATAGTGTTAATCATATTATTAGTTATATTAACTGTTTCTAATATTTCGGCTGGGGTGTATTCTGATGATACAAAAGATTGGGGTGTCCTACTATTTGGTGCTACATAACCTTGTCCTGTTCTGGGTAGTACTTTATCGACATCAATTAATTGTACGTCTTTATACCCACCCATTGGTCCATATTTATTATCTAGGAATAAATTTCTTTGTGGTGTTACTCCGGTTTCTTCTACTGTAGGTTGGTCTTTTACCGATATTTCGTAGAATTGATTTAGTTTTTGTCCTCCAGGAGGTTGTATTCCCCATGCTGGTGGTATTGGATTTCCATCTGCTAGGTAAGAACTTTTTAAATTTCTACTTAATAAAAATTGTCTTAGTCTCTCAGTTGACCCAACACTAGGTTTATAAGGACCCATCATTCCAAATGCTTGTACTCCTTCTATATTTTTTCCTACGGACATATAATTTTATTTATTAATAAATAGATTATAAAAATATTTTTTATGATTGTAACATCATTAAAAAGTCTTTTCTTGCTGCACTATTTCTATTAAACGCTCGAGCTACTTCTTCAGCGGTTACCGTACTGGTTCCTCCCGCTCCATCTCTTATTGTTAATTCACCAGTAATCTTATGTTCTTTTACCCCAGAATTTATAGTTTGGGTGGAAATACTATTTGTTATATTACTTACTTCACTTAATAGGTCTTTACTCCCACTCATACCTCCTTGTAGGGCACCTTCTAAGTCAGTTCCTCCAATCACTAAATCATCTTTATTAAATCTCAGAGGTTCATCCATCCCAGGTCTTAAAATAAAATCATTTGCGGGTGGTAGTTCCATTAGGTGAGCGTTTTCTATGTTTAAACCTTTAGCTGCATCTTGTACCAAACCAAAAGCTTCTTTTGTTAATGACCCCGATAAGTTACCTATTAACTTAGCTATTTTTTCTTCATCACCACCCATTAACGTTTCTATTTGTTCTTCTGTAAGTAAATTAAGTTTCCCGGCTGCTGTTTGTGAAAAAGCTCCTTCTAGTGCGGCTCTTGAGTCACCCCCCATTTCTTTAACCATAAATCTCATACTAGTGTCCATTAAAGCTAGATATTGATTGGCTTTTTCTGCCACTGTTAATTGTTGTTTATAAATGTCTGAGTCAGTTTGGCCTTCTTTTCTTAAAAGTTCTAGTTGTTCTTCGGTTACATCCTCTACACTAACTAACTCATCAATTCCCGGTATTTTAACTTCGGCTGCCCCACCTTTACCTATTTGAGCCATGGACGCTATTAATTCTTTATCTTCTGGACTTATACCTTCTGTAAATTCCATTTGTGATAGAACAGCTGATTCCCTTGCCGCTTTTGTAGCAGCATCTGCTAAATCTTGGTAGTTCATACCCATTGCTGTAGCTTGGTCCCTTAATTGTCTTTGTGTTGCTGGGGATATAACAAATTTATTTTTTACTTCATCAAAAGTTGCTGCTTCAGATGCAGTATCAATAATAGCTTTTTGTAAGCCTTCTAGGTCATTACTAGCCATGTACATTAATTTAAATGGGTCGGTTAAATCACTAGCTGCCCCACCAATTACTTGCATTTTAGCTGCAAATTCTATTGCTCCTTCTGGGTCTAATAGATTTTCTGCCAACCCTGTTACATCTGCCATTGATACACCTAATCGTTGGGCTCTTGCTACCATTCGGGATAATCCTTCTACACCCCCTTCAAATTGGTATGTGTTAATTAATTTTATTTCACTAGATACATTCTTTAAAAACGTTTCCATAACAACCCCCATTTGTCTACCTGTTGATAGTACGTCTGACATCGCATTGTTAGTGTCGTCTACCCCACCTATTGCATCTTTTAAACTAAACCCTACCCTATCAAAAGCATCTGCAAAAGCAGCTCCATCAAAACCTTCGAGTGTTTTTGTTAATAAAGTAACTCTTTCTGTTACTTCTGGAGGGATTCTTAGATTTCTTCCAATCTCAATTGATATTGCTTTGAATGTTTGGAATAGTTCGTCTACTGTTATCCCCCACTTATAGGAAGATTTTCCGGCTTCATTTAATTCATCAATTGTATCAAACAATTGTGCGTTAGTCATACCTAGTGATTTAGATATTTCTACCCTTAAAGTGTCTTCTAAAGCTACCATATCTAAAATGAAGCCCATATTCTCCTTTATCTTACTAGTATCGAGAGCACCACCAGCTAAAAGCTCTGACATTTTGTTTAATTCAGAAACGGTGATTCTTTCTCTAGATACTCTTTCTTTTGTAGCTTCTTCAAAAATCCCTAAATCACCTACATCCCAAACACCCCCCTTATAACCTCCCTTTTTACCGTCTTGAACACCTTTGTTATAAGCTTCCTTAATCATTTTTTCAACCTCTTTCTTTTCGTCAGGGTCGAGAGGAGCAAATGATGGTATAGGGTTGTCAACACCTAATAATTTAGCGAGTTGTGATGATGTTGGGTTACCGTCTTTACCTATCTTTTTAATAGAGTTTATACGGGATTGTCTGGTGGGTTCATCTTTATAGTTAAAAATCCCAATAGGGACCCCTAATTCAGGATGAGATGCAAAATAAGGTTTTGCACCAGATAAAAGTCTTTCAATAAATAATTGTTTAAGAAAGTTCAACATAGTTTTTCATTTAACTATAAATAGTTAATATGACTGTTTCCTTTTGTTTTTTGATTGTTCGTAAGCTTCTTTCTTTTTATCGAACTCCTCCACTAAACTATTAATATAAAATCTACGTTCAAAGGTTGGCATACGTAAGAGGTCGGACCATGGAATATGGAGGTGTTTCATTAAGTAGTAAAACTCTTGCAAAAGGGCATTCCTATAGCCCGTAGAAAGGACGAAAAAACTCAACACCCAAAGTAACTCGGACATTAAGAGTTTCGTTGGATGGTGATTGCACAGGTATTAAAAGGTCTAAATTAGGTGTATTTTCTCTCACTATTTTTCTAATGGATTGAGAATCTTTGATGGGCATTGTTTGAATCACTTGTGCTAATGTCATCTTATCTCGTATTCCATCAATTTCTTTAATCATTCTTTCTAGTTGTTTTGTCATGAACGGATTAATTGGTTGGTCTTTATATTGTTCATCAACTCCTTGAAGATATTTTTCGTCTTCTGGTGATAGAAAAGTTAGTTTTACTTTTTTCTTAGATTGTTCTAGGACAAAATCAAATTCATTATTTTCATCAAGTTCTACATTTATATCTCTGGTTTTTAAAACCGATAAGTCAATAGTTGTGGTAAAATCTTGGTTGGTTTTTGGGTCGGCCATTTTAACCTCATATTGTGACCCAAAAGCTGTATTTCTTAAAAATACCAATATAGCTTCTTTATCACAGTCAGCCATATTTTCCACAGTTATATCTTTATCTAACATTTTTTTAGAGATGAGTATATCTATTAAATTCCCTTTTCGTGTTGCTTGGGAAGCTAATAAATTTTCGTCAGAGGCATTTAAATATGTCACCTTTACTGAGTTTTTATTGTTAGGATAAAAAATTCCTTGTGAAGGTAATTGTACCACGTCATATGGTAAAATTGATTCTGTTTGTTGGTCGTTTGTGTTTTGCATCATTTAATAATTTAATACTTATATTATAATTGTAAATATATAGCTTTATATTTTTTGTATAATTAAGCATTATTATTTATAGCATTAAAGTAAAGAGTTTATATTACCTATATATCAAAAAAAATCCTACTAAGAAGTAGGATTTAATATAATATTTAAATTGACTTTAATAAACTAAAATACATCTGTCTGGACGAAGAGTTGCTGAGATTGTTGCTAAACCATCATCACTATACCCTAAACTATCAAAATTAACATCAGATAAGAATGTTCCTTGTAAAATCCATTTCTCTACTACAACCCCTGTTGGGTCTAACATTTCTAAATCTATATTCTTTTTGTATCCAGCTGCATAACCCATTCTACCTGTTACGGATTCTGAATGTAGTCTCACCCACTCCATTAATGCTTGTGCTGCTGAAGGACCGATTGGGTCTCTGAACGTCACACTTATAGTCCCCCAAGTAAATCTACCAGCTACATAAGTAGATGTATTTAAAAATGGAACCTCTACTGAATTTATTGTTATTTGTGGTCTAGATGTACTTTCTACATACCATTCATTGATACCTAGAGAAGAATCGAATCTTAAGATAAACCTATTCTTTCTTTTCGGTTCATACGGTATCGGCATTTTCATTAATAAATCGGCCATATCTTTTAATTTTTGTTTTTACTTTTTTATTATATCTATAAATATATCGGTAATGAAAAAAATATTTTAATTTAGTTGTTTTAGTACTATTTTATTCATCCCCCCTTCAGAAGTGTCGTATACCACAAAATTAACATTAGGAAATTCATGTTGTAAAACGTGTTCTATGAAGTCTTTTATTGCGTTAATATTACCTAAATCATCATCACTAAACCCTATAGAGAGCTTATTAAGGTCTGAATCCACTATTTGTTTTGCCCCTGTAACAATCTTGGTTACGTAGTCCCTTAACGCGATTTTCTTATTTTCTTCGGGATTTAAAACTGATGAGTCGTCCCCTAAACCAAACTTATCAGTAAAAAATTCTGAAGTTACTGGGTGATAATCGTGACTATCTAAATAAGTTTTTAAAATTGTATCTACCTCTTCCCCATCTAATTCGGGTAAATTTTGTTGTATGTTGTCTATCATTTTTGCTAATTCTTCTTCACTAAAGGTGTATGAAATAACTAAATCCATACCTTTTCGTAGTACTGCTGGGTTATGTCCACGCGCTGTTATTATAGAGATTGGGTTCGCGTAAATTAAAGCTTCTTTAAATTTATTGAAGGATGGAGCGAAAGAATTATTTTGTAGTGCTTCCTCTAAGTCTGTTAAAAAAGATTCTTCGTTTATGAAATTATCGAATGCACCCTCATCTAATTTATAATTTTCATCACCTCTAAGTAGAGCAAATTCTTTAGTACTAACATTAATTTTTTCCCACCCCGAATCAGTTTTCCTTAACATTTTTATTTTAGTAGGCATATTAATGATATTATCGTCCCAATCAAAAGAATAAGCTCTAATAGGAGGTGTACTAGAATATTCCTCTTGGATTAAAGAACTTACACTTTTAAGTTGTTTGGATGTTATGAGTATATTATTTGACATATAATATAAATACAAATTAATTTGGATTATTCATTTATTTTACTTATCTTTGTAGTATGAAAAAATTATTATATCTCTTATTGGTATTCCTGTGTTGTTCTTGTGAAAAGAACTACCCACTAATAGATTGTAATGTAGAGTATCCTACTACCCAAGATACTACATCTATTATAGAAATTGAATTTTTAGATGGTGATTGGTTATTAATGAGTGGTAAAATGGTTATGGAAAATTTAGACTTGAATACTTCTTCAACTCAATTTCACTTTAGTAGTGGTCCTACCAGTAGTTTAAGATATGGGTCTCCTATGTATGATTTTGAATCTATTATTAGGTATGAAACAATTTGGACTTTTGATTTTCCTAGTAGTATTCCGGGTGTTGGAGAGTTTACTTTAGGCTACGACACTTTGGTTCCTTATGGTTTAAATGTAAGTGAGTCCTATTTAACGGTTATTGAACCTATTGTCGGCCCACAATTACTTCTAGGTGGTTCGTCTAGACCTATAACCATAAAACACATTGATTATGATAATAAAATAATTAACCTGATTGTTCAGGAAGCTTATCAACAAATTAACGATTATGATTATCGTTACTATTCTATATTAACTTTTAAAAAAATAAATTAACATGAAAAATTTTATCTTGTTATTATTATTAATACCTTTATTTGTTAGTTCTCAGACTTTCACACTTAAAGACACAACTTATAACATGACACTCCATATAGATAATTTCACTGACGAATTTAAAGTGGCTTTGATGAAAGATATGGTGGTTAACAGTATCTCCAACTCTTCTAATACTGTGACTGTAGATACCTTAGAAAATACCGTAGAAGTAAATAGAATGTCCCCTGAGGGTTCAATGACTATGGGTTTAGAAATAACAACTATAAAAGAAGATAGTTTATATGGTACCACTTATAATTTATATGATTATTATAACGGGAATTATGGTTTCTTATTTATAAAAAAAGATGGTACTATAATATTTAGCCTACAAGATATGACGTTTATCGACGAATACTACGGTTTTGTTGGTTTTATTAATTAATTTTGTAACTATAATGAATTAAAATCGTATATATTAATATAGAAGTTTAACCAAAAAAAAATAAAAATTATGACGCAAACTATTATCACATATCTAATTATCTCACTAATATTAATGGGCGGATTTTTAATTATTAATGAAAAAGAAATACGTAAGTCTTATGTTAAGTTCGAGAATAAACGTAATGAATCTCCTACTAATGGGTGGTATACCTTTTATATTTTAACTCACGTGCTTAAAGCACCTATTCTAGCTCCTTCTATAGCTCTATTAGTTTTACTTAATGGTGGAAAATTACTACCTGAAGACTAAAAATTTACCTATACTATTCTAGATATTGGGTTGATTACTTCTTTCATTTTTTCAATATCCTCCTTTATAAGATTTTCTTTTTCTTTTTCGGAATCATGAATGTGGTCATAATGCATATCATCTTCTAAATCATCTATGTGGTATTCACTCCCACCATCATGTTTTAAATCATAAAGTTCTTTGTCGTCATGACCTTCGTCTCTACCATAATTCATAGCCTCATCATGACCAGAATCTTCTTTAACTTCACCTTCTTCTAATTCTGGATAAGGAAGTGGGTCTCTTAATGAATCCGTTGGTCTTGGGGCTCTTTGGTCTCTACCCGCTCCTATTGCATCTGCTGTGATTGTCATAAAATTACCTAATTTAGTGATAGAGTTAGCGATTTTCTTTCTAGTATCACTATCTTTAATCATCTCATATGCTTTATGAATAGAATTTATAATGTTTTCTATTCCTGAAGCAGCAGAAACTCCTGGGTTATGCCCTCTCCACTCATCTTGGGATTCAGAGATTATATTATTAGTGTAGTTCTGAATACTTAAATCTAACTTTTCATTAATAATAGCGTGACGAATAATTTTAAATGTTTCAGTTATTATATTAGTTATGTCTTTTTCAGTAGACTCATGTATTCTAAAAAGCAATCTATCTAATTGTTCTTCACTAACAATGATATTTTGTTTTTTACCTTCTGTGAATACTTTTTTCCCTGAAGATGGTTGACTTAAACTTTCCGTTAATATTTTTTTATTAAATTTCATATTACTTTATTGTTATAAATACTATATGTCTTCAAAAGAAGCTCCAGTAGGTGTTATTAAGAATTCAACAAAGATGTATTCTAATGCTCTGGTAGGTTTAATATAGATTTTACCATTCATTTCATTTCTGTCTATTTCTTCTGGGTCATTAGAAAGTACCACTCTAAAGTCTGTTAGCCCTCTATCTCTTCTAATAGAATCTAATATAGGGTTTACCAGGTCTAAGAATTGTTGTCTTACTATTTCATCATTTTGTTCGAAAATTAATCTAACCGCGACAGCAGAAATTAACTTTCTAGTTTGCAATAATAATCTTCTAACATTAATTCTATCCAAAGCTGATTCTCTAACTTGTAATGTTTTATTACCCCAAATAATCGGTCCTGTATCACTGAATGTAGCGATTGGATTTAATCTTCCAACATATAGTGTGTCTCTTTCATCTAAAGTAAGTTTCTTTCTTGCTTTTGTAGCATCGACTAGTCCTCTTGTGTAACCAGCGGAAGCAAACCAAGGGAAGGAGATGTTATCAGTTAACGCGATATTTCTCATTACTTCTGATGTTGGTGGGATGTATATTTGTTTATTATTAGCCGTATCTCTCACCTGTATCCAAGGATAGTAGGTAGCTGTATAATTAGAATCTATTAAAGAGTCTTCTACATTATCCACAGCTTCTTCTGGTGAAATTTGATTAGCTGTGTCTGTAGTATCCGCTACGAACATATTATAATCTGGTGTGGTTGTAATATATAGTGAATCTGCTCTATCAGTTTCAACCATATCTATTGCTTCATTTACTAATCCCAAATTATCTACATAATCTATACCTGGAGTTGCAAATACATTAATATCTATAGCTTCTGGGTTAGAGAATTCGTTTATACCTCTTAAATAAGCGAAATAATCAGTATTTGCTTCATTAGTATTTAATTTTTTGAATGTTCCACTTCCTGTAGCATTTGCGAATTCTGTGCTAACACATGCTCCGTTTAGGAACCCAGTTAATCCCATTCTATAATCATCAGTATTACTTCTAGTTTTTCTGTAAATGTCCCAACCGTCAAATCCTCCATGTGGTGCCAATGTAAATTTACGTGCTCTTAATTTCTTATATGGGTCAGTACTTAGTGTTGGTTCTGTTCTAAATGAGGTTACACCACATTCAAATACTGATTTACCAGCAAGTGTTGTTCCTGACCAACTTACATAAGTACCAGAACCACCAACTACTACTGTTGCTCCTGAATCCATGTGGAATCCTTGTGTAATTACACTCCATTCTCCACCTGCAGTTGCTGTACATACGTTTGATGGTACTACGTACCCTTTATGGTCAAAGAATGATGGGTCGTATCCTGCACCCATAGTATCAGAAATACCTAGATAAACTTTACTTATTTTATCACCACCACTAACAGTAGCGTTATTAACAGTACCCGTACCAAATGGTGGGTCATACACAACTTCACCCGGTGTATAATATTTAGTTTTATATACTAAACGTGGATTTATAGGACAATTTCCGTAACTTCTAAATCTATATCCTTCAAACCCACAAGGTAATGAAGTAGCAAATGTCCCGTCAAGAACACCTTCACCTAAAAATAACATAGTATATTTAGATTTTAATTCAAATTCACCTGTTGATGTACCTATTTTTCTACCTATAAAAGACACTTTAGTTGGGTCTAGACTACATCTAGTGTATTTTTCTAGAACTACTGGGTTTGCGTCAGTATCATAAAAATCTCTCACTATCACATCAAATTCAGCTCTTTCAAAAGATAAGTTTATTAATGATACTTTATATTCTCTATTAGCTGTAGTTCCATCAGAAATGGAGACAAACTTAAATAGTCTAAATACGTCGGAACCTTGTAGTTCGGATACCACATATGGTGTTTCCGGTGTTAACCACTCATGCATATTCCAAGCGATTGTACCTGTGTTTGTTGTTGCTCTCGCTGATGGCAAATAAGTTAAACAACATTGTAGTCCTCTAACTTTACCTTTTCTCCAACTATCTTTTAATAAAGTAGGGTAAGATTCTTCAACAAATAACGGAACATCTATTGCCTTCTTATCAAAAGGTGTTACACCGAATACACTAGACGCGTAATCTGTAGATGTTACACTCATTGATGTTTTGAAGGTGTAGTCTTTTCCTTCTGCCGTTCTCGCGTTAATTCCAAATGACGCGAAAGGGTCTTCTAATACTTTATAGTATGTTCCTCCTGAACAATCAAAAGTAACAGTATTTGCTGTTATTTCGTAAACTGGTCCTCCACTCGCTTTAGTACTTAATCCTCTAGACCTAAATGTTAATACTACCATACCATCATAATCTGTATATGGTTGTACACCACCCCAATCTACATAATCTACAGCACAATATCCTGAGAATACAGTAAATGCTGTACCACCAATAGTTGTACTACCAGTAGATATCATCTGACATGCCCCTGTATTTGCTGTAGTCGCGTATAACTGATATGACACTCCACTATATGTGGTTCCACTACAACATGTAGTGTCACCAGTGTAGTCGAATAACCCGTAATACCATGCATCATTTTCATAATCAAGAGGTCCTTCTAATGCTGTATTACTATCTACTCCTAATCTATTATAAATCGTGGTTGAACTTGTCGCGGATAGTGAATTGGTAGTTGTTGCTGTAGCTAAATTAGTATAGTCAGTAGGAATAACCCCATATTGATAGATTGCTCCCCCGTAAAATGGCGTAGTAGCGGAAACTAAGTAATCTGGGTTTGACCCTGAACAACTTGAGTATGGAGCAGATGCTGCGTCACCAACATCAGCGTCACCTAAATCACTCGCTATACCATAAATTGCTTTAGCCCATGCAAGTAGGTCGGCTTTTAATGTTGTTGAAGTCCCGTTAGTTAAATAAATTGTTTCTTCCCAGTCTTGTAAAGGATTTGTTGCGTTACCATTTCCGAAATGAGCTTTTATAGAACTTGGTAAAGTACTAATAAAATCAGTACTTAAAGCTGCATTTGAGAACATCTCACTACCAATTGTTACATTTGACCCAGTTAAAGGAATGTAAAATGGTAAAGACGTAGCACCCGATGTATACGCGGTAGTAGCCGCACTAAACGAAGATGGGTCAAGACTACCTATAGTTTGTACAGACCATGACGGTCCTGCATCATAACCACTTAATCCTAATACTCTTGTAACAAACAATTGGTTAGATTGACTAAGATATGATTTTGCGATATATCCTAACTCATATTTTGGTATTTGTGAGTCTACATATTTTATTGGTGATGTTCCACCGAATCTAGTTGTGAAATCATCATATGATTGTATAAATATTGGTTCGAAAGCTGGACCTTTTAAGGTCTCTCCAACTAAACCTAGTGTGGTAACACCAACGCTCTGTGCTACAAATGTTAAATCTTTCTCGGATGTGTATACACCTGGAGAAACAAATACTTTATTACCGTCTGCCATGTTTTATAATTTTTAAAATGTTTTATTTACTTTTATTATAAATATAATCCCTAATATCAAAAGTTATGGTATAAAACACTATATTTGGTGTTGTGTAGGTAATTTTTCATACTTTTTTCATACTATATAATAATTATATTAAAAATACCCCATCTAATGCCACCACAAGACAAAAAACAAAAAAGCAAAAACTTAAAAATAAGTACGGAAACCCACTTATTACTTAAAAAATATTGTAATAAGAAAGGCCTGAAGATGTTTGCCTTTGTTGAACTCCTTATAAAAGAAAAGTGTAAGGCTGTTAAAGATATCTATGGGGAATAACTACCTTACTAGTACTTCAGTTAATGTTAACGTTGATGGTTTGCCTGCCGCGGGCTTAGTTATAGTTATAACCAAAATATCCCCGGGATTAACTAATATTGGTTCTTTAAGTGTTATTCCGTCTATTTGAAATGTTGTGTTTCCAATATTCTTGGTTCTTGTTATAGTTATATTAGTTTTATATTTATATGTCACATTCAAAGTTAATTGTGTAGCCCCAAACTCTAATCTATTACTAACTTTATCTATAACTTCCTTACCTAAGGTTCTAGGTTCCTTCTCTCTATTCTTATTATCAAACCCAAACATCACTAAACTTCTAGATATTGCTGGCTTAACTTCAAATTCTTCTTCGTCTAGTAAAAATCCCTGCATCTGAAACTGATAGTCTTGTTGGTAGTATCTCCTGTCTTCGGTATCTATTTGACTTTCGTCCCCAATAGAATCCATAACTATAGGTATATAATGTCCTTTAACAAATGTATAAGCTTGTCTAGAGGTAAATTTCTGAAGTACCACCCTATTAAATTGATTTAACTCTCTCATTCTATTGCACACAATTTTAACATTATAGGTGATATCTACAGGTACTGGTTGTGGTATTGTATATACATCATATCCTTTTCTGTTGCCGTCCCATGTTGGTACTTTTGCATAATGAAATTGTTTTCTATCGGGTATATTATATTTTAAAGCGGGATTACTACCATATTGTACGTCTGGTTTTCTTACAACAACTATAAAAGGTAACTCAACATTTTTATCTTGATTTGCAAACTTCCAGGTTTGAGAAAATTCTGCCCATCTTTGTAAGGTTAATATCTTATCTATTAAATTTATTTTTTTACCACTTACTGTTGTCTGTAATTGGTCTCCGACAAATTCTAACATTCCTTTATCTAAATCAGCGTGTAAAATAGATTTAGGTAAATAAGTCCCATCTTCATTTATTAAATCGGCTAACTCCCTTCTTCTATTAGGGGTAGTTATTCCATTGTACCCATCAGGATAGTGTTCTTGGATAGGGCCAGGATTTATATTTAAATTTTTTTTTATTTT